GTTGATGCCTATGGTGAGAATGATCCAAGCCGGGTAGTAGCCGCTTTAGATTTAGATGTGTTTGATCCAATCCAGGTTACTCAAACATTACCGGCAGGCAATGTGGTTACAGATAGCGTAATTGCAGGCCTTACCTATCAAATAACACCAAAATCTTTTCTTGTAACCTTTACTTGCGCCCAACCTTTTGCATCAGGTTTTTTGCTATCATCTACCGTAGATGGAATTCTTGATGAAGATTCTTTGGCTTATTAGGGAGTATAAGTAAATGGCAATTCAATCGTTTAGCGTAGGGCAGGTTCTTACAGCCGCCCAGGTTAATGCATTACAGGCTAATGATTACAATCAAACCGTTAGCAATAAAACTGCCTCTTATACTTTAGTGGCCGCAGATAAAGGCACTAGAATAGCAATGAGCAGTACAAGCGCAACAACTATTACAGTTAATTCAAGTTTATTTTCTGCCGGTGATACTCTTTTTATACAAAATCTAAATACAGGTGTTTCTACTATTACTGCCGGTACTGCAACGGTTACTACTAGCGCAAGTTTAGCCTTAGCACAATGGGAAGGTGGCACTTTATATTTTACTAGCGCATCTGCCGCTATTTTCTTTAAGGCGGCTGGTGCAGCCGCAGGTGGGGGCGGTAAAGTATTGCAAGTAGTTTCAACAACTTTTACAACAGCAACAAGTGTAACAGGCAAAACTTTTGCATCAACAGGTTTAACTCTAGCAATAACTCCAAGTCTAAATACTTCAAAAGTTTTAGTTTTAGTTCAATTAGAGATAAACAACGCACGAAATAGTGCGGATTCTTCTGGTTGCGCCATTAGATTAAAAAGAGGTTCAACAGTAATAGACAGCCCATATAATGCAACAAGCACCTCTAAATCATTAGATTATTACATTTCAGGTTCTACTGGTACAAGAGTTTTAGGTGGCATTTTGCCAATGACTTATTTAGACAGTCCTGCAACAACTTCTTCAACAACATATTTAGTAGAAATGGCTAATGAAGATGCAAGCGGAGTTACAACTGCGCAAGACGGGGGTTCTATGAGTACAATTACATTATTAGAAATAGGTGCATAATGAATTATTTATCAAGAGCAATTCAGTATTTAAGACCTGGCGCACAGTTTTCATACACAGAGGATGATTACTCAACTATTCAATGGTATGCGCTTGAAGGTGATGCACCTACACAAAAAGAAGTCAATGATGCAATTAAAGTGGTTAAGGCTAATGATGAAGCCGAAGCCGAAGCAAAGGCGCAAGCCAAAGCAACAGCCGAAGGTAAGTTAGCCGCACTTGGTTTAACTACTGATGATTTACGGGCTTTAGGTTTGTAACAAATCTAAAAATGTGGCAACTATAAGAGAACTCACTAGCCCTAATGGATGGCCGGCTAGTGAGGATCGTAAGGCGTTAGAAATTGAATCTTTTACAGTACCGGGTACAAAAATAAAATTTGCATGTGCCAAAGCGGTTGCACCCCTACTTGTTAATTTTGCTAAAGAATTTCATGAGTTAGTAGAACCCATTGATCAAGGCCAATTAGATGATTGGGGTTATGCCTTCAGACAAACCCGTGGATCAGATAGAATTTTAAGTAATCACGCATCCGGTACAGCCATAGACTTAAATGCAATTAAACATCCATTGGGCAAGTCAAATACATTTAATAAGGATCAGCGTAATACAATTAACCTACTCATAACTAAATATGGTTTAACCTGGGGTGGCAATTACAAAAGGCGTAAAGATGATATGCACTTTGAGATTGCGTTAAGCCAACAAGAAGTTAAACAAAAAATAAAAGAGTTAGGATTAGAATGACAATTAACAAGAACCAAAAAGAGATTATTAAGTCATACTTAAGAAGCGTAGCGGTTGCAACCGTTACAACAGTATTGGCTTTAGTCGCTGATGTACGCCCTGAATTTGCAATTTTGGCAGGTGCGGTAGTTGCACCTTTAATGCGTTTTCTTGATCCTAAAAATGATCAGTTTGGCATCAATAGCAAATGACCGCGAACGATTACATGGCACTAGTCGTATCTATTGTCACAATTATTGGATCATTCATTGCTTCAGTGCGTTGGCTAGTAAAGCATTATCTAAGTGAGTTAAAGCCTGATGGCAATGGTGGCCATAACCTAGAAGGCCGGGTTGCACGCATAGAAGATAAGTTAGACACGCTTTACCAAATTCTTATATCTAAGTAAGTAAGTCAGCCTTATCCCTTACCCTATTGCCATGAAGATGTGCGTGGTTGTACCCAGTAGGGGTAGGCCTGAAAATGCCGAACGGTTAGCCCAGGCGTTTAAAGATACCGGGGCAGAAGCCGACCTTTATATTGTCATAGATAATGATGATCCTAAATGGAATGAGTACGCCAAAAGTGAGAACTATAAAAAATTACCGGCGGATAATAAAACAGGTGGTTGTGCTAAATCTCTTAATACCGGTGCAGTTCTTCTTTTGGATATTACTAAATATCCTTTATATGATTATTTTGTTTTCATGGGTGATGATCACCTTCCTAGAACGCCGGGTTGGGATAAAGCCTTTATTCAGGCGTTAGGCCATAACACTGGAATAGTTTATGGTGATGATTTGTTACAAGGTGCGAATCTACCAACAGCCTATGGCATGAGTAGAGATTTAGTTAATGAACTACGCGGTATGACATTTCCAGGTTGCATACATCTATTCTTTGATAACTTTGTAAAGCAATTAGGCCTGGATTTAGAATACCTGAAGTATTTACCTGATGTAATTATTGAACACATACATCCGGTAGCCGGTAAGGTTGCAATGGATGAAGGCTATGAAAGAGTTAATTCACCTAAAATCTTTGATCAAGATTTATTAACACTACAAAAATATTTATCAGATATGGAATATGCAAGTTTAATAAGAAAATTTAGATGAATATACTGATCACTGGATCACATGGTTTTGTTGGCCGGGCTTTTAGGCGTGCTTTACCTAATGCCAATCTAACCCTAGTAGATTTAAAGGCTGGTATTGATTGTCGTAAGTTCTTTCAGTTAGAGAAAAAACAATATGATCTTGTAATTCACTTAGCCGCTTTAGTTGGTGGCCGTATGATGATTGAAAATGAACCACTGGCATTAGCCGTTGATCTAGCCATTGATGCTGAATTTGCTGGTTGGGCTATGAGAACTGAACAACCTTATGTTGTTTATTTTTCATCATCAGCCGCTTATCCAACTGATTTACAAACCTTATCTAAGAAGCGTAAGTTAAAAGAAAAAGATATAAATTTTAAGAACATAGGCAAGCCTGATATGTCCTATGGCTGGTCAAAACTAACCGGTGAAATGTTAATGAACTACTTGCGTGAAGAAGGTACAACTGTATTAACCCTTAGACCATTTAGCGGATATGGCACTGATCAAGATTTAGATTATCCATTTCCTGCAATTATTCAACGCGCAATAATGAACTCTAATCCATTTGATATATGGGGTAAGGCAACTACTACTAGAGATTTTATACACATTGATGACATAGTGGATGCAGTAATTGAGATGGTTAAAAACAATTGCAATCAAACACTTAATCTATGTACAGGCAGGCCTACAACATTTTTAGATTTAGCAGTTATGGCTTTGAATACCCTGGGATATGAGAAAACACCTGCCAAGCGATTCAAAATATTAACCGACAAGCCGGCAGGTGTGGCGTATCGGGTTGGTGATCCTAGTATGATGAGCGATTACTACACGCCGAAGATTAGTCTTGAAGAAGGTGTTGAAAGAGCAATACGCGGAATCGTATGATCTGAAATTGGTGGTTATGGCTACTAAGAAACCTAGAAAAGCACCACAGCGTAGGCGGCGTACGCCACGCAAGGCTGAAGCGTTGAGCAAATTAGAAAACCATTACATCACATTAAATGAACTTTTCAGGGCGGCTAAGTCTGCCGGTTTTAGCCATGAAGTTGCATTTTGGTTAATAACAGAACCCGGTGCATCAATGCCTGATTGGATCAATCCAAGTAATCAACCCACTGAGATCATTCCCCGAATTGATCCAACAGAAGATGAGGATAACGATTAAGCGAGATAAATCATTTAATGCGAGGTATTTAGTAGTCAGTGATATGCAAGTTCCATTTCAATTTAATGAAGCAATCACTAACCTAAAAAAGTTGGTCAATGCTTTCAAGTTTGATTTAGTTCTTAATACTGGTGATGAAATGGATTTTAATACTATTTCAAGATTTAGTGATGGCAAGGCTGAATCATTTATGCAGACCCTTGATGAAGATCGTACTACCTGCCAAAACATTCTTTATGATCTAAAAACTGATGTGGTTAGTAGATCAAATCATTCCGATAGATTGTACAAATCTTTACAGCGCATCCCAGGGCTTATGGGATTACCTGAATTACAGTACGCAAATTTTATGGGCTTTAATGATCTTGGAATACATTATGCAAAACAGCCCTATGCGATACCTGGCACTAACTTTGTACTGTGTCATGGGGATGAAGGGGTTATATCTAACATAGCCGGGCAGACCGCGCTGAACCTTAGTAAAAGGTGGGGGCGTTCAGTAATTTCGGGGCACACGCACAGGTTGGGCTACACATGTGCTTCAGAAGCCTTTAATGGCCGTTTAGAGCGTGTTTTAGTGGGTATTGAGTGTGGTCATACATGTGACCTAAAAAAGATGTCCTACACCAAAGGCTACGCCAATTGGCAGGCCGGGGCAGTGATCATACATATCAAGCGTGGCAATGTGAGCGCAGAGATGATTCCCTTTAATGTTGATGGGTCATTTGTGGCTATGGGTAAGGCCTTTGGGTGATTTAGGTCACATTTAGCCAAAACAAGGCTTATGTGCTTGTAATTGTCAGCCCCTTAGTGTTCAATTGCATTTACAAACGCAATTGACCGGAAGGGGTTAATTATGAAGGTACAAGTTACAAATGACATGACACCAAAACCCGACATCATGGCTATTTTCCAAAATTCATTAAAAACAATAACCATCATGGTTTTAAATGATGTTAGTTATGAAATAGTTAAAAATGGTTATACACAAAAATTTGATATGACTAAATGGTATTCATATCCATTGCAGGTAATAACGCACATAGAAAATGACATTGTTGCCGGTTATTATCCAAATGTAAAAAGAGTTGCCTAATGAAACTAACAAAGAATCAATTTGAAGGTTTAACAGAAGCCCAAATGGAATGGGCAGGTGAAACAGATTGG